ATGCAGCAGCGGGCGTGGTGCCCCCAATGGTCGTTCCGTCAATGGCGCCACCGTTAATGTCCGCAGTGGGGATCGTGACGGTGCCGGTGAAGGTGGGCGATGCGTTAGGCGCGGCAAGGCTGAACGCCGTCTGAATTGCGGTAAACTCGGTGGTAAACTCAGAGCCACGAATCACCTTATCACTGTCGTTCGTTGGAAGACTATCTTTTAAACCGAAGTTGGTAGTCGGCGAGTAGGTAATAGCCAATGTGCTTCTCCTAAAACTTATTGCCTTTTAAGAAATTTTCTTCGGCAGTTATAACTTGAAGGTTCCAGGGAACGTGCAAACCGCAAACGTTTGTGCCACGCAACGGAACAATGTGGTCAACATGGTAATCAATTTGTGTTGCTAAGCTGCAAATACTTCTCAGCCCATAAATCTTTTTAATTTCTTTCCAGTGCTTATCAGTTAGCCAAGAAGGTGTTGCATTTAATTTAGCGGCTCTTCGTTTTGCGTCGTATACATTCCGCTTGTCTGGATTATCCTTAGCCCACTTTTGTGTTGCTTTGTTACATTTTTCTCTATTTTGGTTTCTATAATTAGCTGTAACTTCTTTACGTTTTTCTGGATTATCTTTGCGCCATTGCGCCGAACGCTGTCGTTCTTTCTCTGCGTTTTTAGCGTACCACTTTCTATGTAGTTTGTTAATTTTATGTCTATTGCGCTTGCTGTATTCTTCAAAATAAGCAGTACAGCAAGCTTTGCAATCTGCCTGAAGACCGTCTTTGCTTCTGGCTCTTTTGCTAAATTCTGTTACGGGCTTAACGTCCCCGCAGACTCGACATTCTTTCATGCTGCTCTCCGCCAAGAGAAGCAGGGGTACTCAGCGTGGCGGCGCCTTTCCCCCTGCGGTTACTGCTTAGTTTACACGGTGCCAAAGAGCTTCACGCCTGCTTCGGGACGGTAGGTCTCCACACCGTAAAGGGTGTCGGCAACCATAAGGTCTGCAAGGTACTCAGCCTTGTATTGCGTTTGCACACGCACACCAAGCTGCTCCGCAAACACGATGGCGTCTTTGTGCATAAGCAGAGCGCCTTTCTCGTCAGTGTTCTCGGTGGGCAGGTTGGTGGACACGTACACGTCAACGCCGTACAGAGAGCCAATCTTGCCGGTCTCAACGGGCTTGCCGGTCACGAAGTCCGTGCTGACGTAGTTGGTCACGCCAAGCAGTTCCTTCTTCATAGCAGGCGGAATGACGAACACGCGGCTGTCCATCGGGACATCGTTGTCGTCAAGGACCTGCAGAGCTTCGCGGAAGCCCAGGTCGGTGAAGCCAGCCGTTGCCGTACCAGCAGCCGTGGCCGTGCCGGCGCCGCTGCGGAACTCAAGCTGCGACGTGAAGTTAGCAGCCTCAGCAATCAGAGCGGTGTCAACGCGGGTGGCAAGAGCGTAGCCGGCGTCAGACGTGTAGAACTGGCGGAGGCTGTTCAGGGCCTGCACGTCCACAATGTCTTCAATCAGACGGCTGTACTCGTAGTGCTGGTCGATAGCGACCGTCAGCTCAGACTCGGTGGCGGCGATAAGGGTCACTTCCGTTTGCGCAGCTTTGACGCTGGCGCTGCCACGGGTGGGCTTCGGGATGTGAATCGTATCGCCTTTCTTACCGGTCATGCTCATGGAGCGGACGAGCGGCTTAACGACAAGGGACTTCTCGTATGCTGCAATGATTTCATCGGACCAGATTTCGGGGATGAAAGTAGCAGCGGTGGTTTTGGTTACGTGGTTAGATCCAAGTGCCATGATGTATTACTCCGTAAAGGTATGGGCCGTTACGGCAAATGCCGTTTCGGCTACTTAACACGGCCCTCAGCGTACGCACGCATAATCTCTGGTTGTAGCGCTTCGTATCGCTTTGGGTCACGGTTCATAAGTTCAATAATGTCACGGCGGCGGTAAATCTTTCTAGTCTTTGCACTATCGGGATTAGACCGTGCCGAGCCCGTAGAAGCTTTCCTGATTTCGTTCTGCTGCGCCACCTTCTCGACCTTTGCGGTTTGTGCTACGATGCCACGTCGTTCCTTGTACAGCGTCATTAGCTCATCTGCTGCAGCAAAGTCGTACGCTTTATCGGCGCGTTCAAACAGCTCTTGTCGAACCTGTGACTTACCAATCCACTCTTTGAATCCGGGGTCGGTTAGGACATCCTTCATGTCAGGGTGTGCAGCCTGCAGTTGCGCTAGCGCTTGAGACTTTGCCATTTCTGCCGCTACAGCCTGAGACTGCTTAAGCATGGGGTGGTTCTCAATAGCTCGCTTTACTGCCGCCTGCGGATCGGTAAAGAAGTCAATCTCGTCCGCTTCTTGTTCCGGTGCAGACTGGGCCTGTTGCGCTGCGATAGACTGCTTAACCATTTCGTCAAAGGCTTTACGCAAGTCTCCGACTTCTTGGCTTTGCTGGCCTAGGCGTTGCTCCAGCTCCCTGTGCATCGTTGCAATCTCTGATGCACTTTTGCCCCTATACTTTTCTGGGAGGTCGTCGTCTTGTGGCTCTTCAGCTACCGGCTCCGGCTCTGCTTCCGCAATTTCTGCGGCTTGCTCCGTTGCCATTTCGTCAAGAGTTCCAAGCTCTTCGGTTGTCTCCACAGCGTTGTCGTCGGGTGCGTCTACTAATCGTGCCATTATTAAACTCCGGCCCTTACGGGTTATCAGATGGTTGTGGCTGAACGGGGCGTATGGCTATGCTTGTCCGTTCTTAAGGCCAGCCCTGATATGCTCTCGCTCCCACTTCATAGCGGCGCCGGGGAAACTCCCCGACACCCCTTCAAGCTTACAGCGTACTGGGCTGATGATGCGTTTGGCAGGGGCACCGCAGGCTCCGCACCGGAACGAGTCGCTATCCCTACCAAACACTTCGGTTACTTCTGCGCAGCTTTCACACTGCACGTCAAAGATTTTACGCATCTTCGTCTTCTGGTTCTTCCGCCTGCTGCTCTGCGGCAAGCACTGCGTTTTCCCAGCCAGCGATTTGTAGCAGCGCTTCCCAGCGGCCCTTAGCTTTCCAGAACTCGTTAGACGAGTCCACAGTGCCAAGGTTCATGGACTGCAAAGCTACATTGATTTCCTTTTGGAAATGCTTCCAGCCGTCCGTAATAAACATGCTACGGCAATCTTCAAAAAACTTCTTATCTTCACTACTCATCTACTTTCTCCTTAGTGGTGTTACGACGGGTGGTTGCTTGCGGAGCTGACAATAGCTTGTCAACTTTTTCCTCAATAGCATCTAAGCGCCTGAACACATCCTGAAGGTAGGAAGTAGTGTTCTTGACTAACTCATCAAACTTTGATTGTGTTACAAGTGACATGGTTGTCTCCGTGAGGCCAGTCGTTAAGGTTACTTCAAAGATAGACTATATTTTATCATATTTTGTAGCAAATGTCAAGCCCTATTTGGTACTCTTAGTACCGCTGCA